TGTAGCACCAGAGCAAGCCCGTATGGTATTGCCACAGTCTACTATGACTGAGTGGTACTGGTCAGGTAGCCTAGATGCCTTCGCTGATATGTGTAACCTGCGCTGCAAGCCTGACACACAGGCAGAGACACGAGAGGTAGCACGACAGATTGACCACAAGATGATTGAACTATTCCCTGTGTCATGGGATGCACTAACGGAGGATGGTGATGACTAAGCGTATACCAATGAAGGGCGGTGATGAGTATGATGCTCTCACTAAAGCACGTAAGTTTTACCTATGGAAAGCAGGTCAAGTAAAGAAGATCAAACGTGCTTACAATAAACGATTACGTAAGCATAACAAGGAGGTGAATGATGACTAAACTGTATGACTTAGAGCCTATGATTATGGACTGCTGGCATGTATGCGATGACCTACAGGTTGTGTTCAGACAGATAGGTGATGGTGAACGTGAGCCTACGCACGATGAAATGATGAACACCTTGATGGGTATGCAGCAGCTATACCAGTGGAAGTTTGAACAGTTGTTCTTCAAGTATGAGGAGGTACTCCGTGACAGACAATGAGTGGCCCTTAGAGGCAGACTTTAGTGACATCAGACCTATGACACCAGAGGAACGTAAGGCTGCACAGGAACGTGATAAAAAGAATGGAGCTAAGAAGGATGATAAACAGTCAGTGGAAGAAACTAATAGCAGAAGAAGAAGCATTCAAGGAGAGTGTATTGGCTGAGCACAATAGAATAGAACCGCCAGTTACGGCAGCGGATAACGTCAACAACCCAGCGCACTATGGTAAGGGTAGCATTGAGTGCATTGACTACATCGAAGACTTCCTCACCACAGAGGAATACATAGGCTACCTTCGTGGTAACATAGCTAAGTACCTGCACCGCTGGCGTTACAAGAACAAGCAAGAAGATCTACTCAAGTCACAGTGGTACTTGGATAGGTTGATAAAGTTACAAGGAAAGGACAAGTCATGATACCTGTAGGTCAATTACGTTTGCTGCTCACCAAGGCAGGGCTTGAGTATGTCATCACCCGTGTTGAGGGTAACGTAGCACACGTTAACATTCTTGTAGCGGAGGGTTCAGATGTTCACAGTTGAGTACGAGTCAGACGCAGAGGTTATCACAACCCTGGACCAACACAATGAGTATGAGGATGTTGAAGTTATCTTAGGTGACGATGGTGTTGTCTACATGCGACAGTTTGAACCAGAGATGGAATCATATCAGATGTTAATCATGAGTAGCCAACAGTTCTTAGACATCATGGCTGCGTATAAGAGTAAAGAAGGCTCATATTATCTGGAGGTTAGACATGAGTGATGAAGGAATGTATTTTTTGGGTGGTGCTTTAGTAGTTTATCTGTTAGCACTACCCTTGTTCTACCATATGGTTGAGCCAGAAGACCCTGAGGAGGATAGCTCTGGCCCTATCAAGTTTGCAATAGCTTGGCCTTTGATAGCACTAGAAGTTATATATCGCATTGTTGTAGGAGACACAAGAAATGATGGAACTGGCACTGATTAAGACGTTACTAGATCGTAACTTCTATGACCAACACAAGGGCATCCGCTGTCCTGATAAGATATTCAGCAAGGATGTACGCAAGATAAAGCAAGCACTGGATGGTGCCATGGAAGCGTATGATGGTGACTTGACTGTCGCTGACTTAGAGGCTGTGTTCAACCGCATGAATGCTAGTATGACTACAGCTACACGTGGTGCCTATGAGGATCTGTTCAAGCGTATCGCAATCACTGAGCCTATCAAAGAAGAGATAGCACAGGACACACTGTCACAGTTATTCCAGCAGCATGTTGGTGATCGTGTAGCTAACTTGGGCTTTGACTTTGTTAATGGTACAGAGGATAGCCTTGAACCTTTGCGACTACTACTAGAGGAATACAAGAATGATTTTACTCCTAATCTGCGCGTTGACTGGGATGACAATAGCCTTGACACAATCCTTGATGCAACGCTTCTGGAATCACGATGGGGATTTAACATCTCTTCACTGGCTCGTAGGGTGGAAGGCGTTAGTGGTGGTCATCTTGTGTTGGTTGGTGCTCGTCCCAATACTGGTAAAACTTCTTTCCATGCCAGTCTTATAGCTGCATCAGAAGGGTTTGCCCATCAGGGTGCTAAGTGTATTGTGCTGTGTAACGAAGAGGCTTACACCCGTGTGGCTGCACGGTACATTAGTGCATCAGCTAACATGACGATGAAAGAAGTACGTGAGAACAGAGCACTAGCACACAAACGCTATGAGCCTATCCGTAAGAATGTCTTGTTCAAGGACAGTACAGGTAAGGGTATGGCATGGGTTGAGTCTGTTGTTAAACAGGAGAAGCCTGACATTGTAGTGCTTGACATGGGTGACAAGTTCGCAGATATAAGTAGTGAACGCAGTGACATTACACTTAAGACAGCTGCTATTCATGCACGTAACATTGCTAAGCAGTATGACTGTTGTGTGATCTGGATGTCACAGCTATCTGCTGAAGCAGAAGGTAAGGCTGACCTTAACCAGTCAATGATGGAGGGATCTAAGACAGGTAAGGCTGCAGAGGCAGACCTAATGGTCTTGATCGGTAAGACGCAACAGGCAGAGGGTGAGGATGGAGATCCAGTACGCTACCTCAACCTAGCCAAGAATAAGCTGAATGGGTATCAGGGTAAGATCACCTGTGTCTTGGATGGATCACGCTCTATCTACTCAGCTTGAGGTGAGACATGAGATTAGTATTAGACGTTGAGAATAGTAGCACAGTACGCAATAGCAAGAAACATATGGACCCTTTTGAGATTAGTAACCATCTAGTCCAAGTAGGTATGGTTAATGCTGACAACCACGATGAGTTACACATAGTCAACATAGACCATGATGAAGCTAAGGATAAGTCAGGCGCTGGGCGTAAGCTAGTGCAGGACATTCTCGACATAACAACACTGCTCATCATGCACAACGCACAGCATGACTTGATGTGGCTGTGGGAGTCAGGCTTCAAGTATGATGGCCTTATCTATGACACCATGTTGGCAGAGTATGTGTTGGATCGGGGTCAGCGTACTGCGTTGAGCTTGGGTGCTTGTGCTGAACGTAGGAACCTAGAGGTACAGAAAGATGACACGCTCAAGAGATACTTCAAAGAGGGCTACAATACTAATGAGATTCCTCTTGATGAGCTTAGCTTTTATCTTAGGTGCGACATCCTCTCAACTAGCTGGTTGTTCCACAGCATCGAAGCAGACTATGCCAAGCCCGAATCAGAATCCCTTGCAGTCATCAGGGACACAACCTTTGCTACCTGCAAAACCCTTACCCGAATGTATATGTCAGGAATCAAAGTTGATCTTCAAGAGTTGGAGCGAGTGAGAGAACTGTTTGAGAGTGAGAGGGCTGAGCTTGAGGATCGACTACAGAAGAAGGTGCGTCAGATTATGGGAGACACACCCGTCAGTCTCACCAGTAATGAGCAGATGTCTCAGGTAATATTCTCACGCCGCATGATTAACAAGAAAGAGTGGGTTGATCTGTTCGAGTTCACATCTACTGTTGATGAGTATAAGGATGCAGTGAAAGCAAACTCTAAGCCTGTCTATCGTACCAAAGCTTTTACTTGCCCTACCTGTGAGGGACAGGGTAAGACATACAAGACAAAGAAAGATGGTACACGTTTCGCTAAACCTAACAAGTGTAAGGACTGTGACACAAGTGGGTTCCAGCTAACAGAGACACAGCAGATTGCTGGCCTACGGTTTAGTGCACCTAACAAGAGTTGGGTAAGTGCCAACGGTTTTAGCACCAGCAAGGAGAACCTTGAGGTGTTAGCTGCTACTGCAAGGAACAACAACATGAGTGAGGCTGAGGACTTTCTCAACGATCTTAAACGTCTGTCTGCTATCAGTAGCTACCTAAGTTCCTTTGTTGAGGGCATAGCTAACTTCACTAAGCATGATGGGTTCCTGCACGTAGCTCTTACCCAGCATATCACAGCGACAGGACGATTCAGTGGACGTAACCCTAACATGCAGAACATGCCACGGGGTGGTACGTTTCCTGTTAAGCGTGTGTTTGTGTCACGCTGGGAGGGTGGTAAGATCATGGAGGCTGACTTTGCCCAGCTTGAGTTTAGAACGGCAGCGTTCCTAGCCCAAGATGAGAAAGCTATGGAAGAGATTGCTACAGGCTTTGACGTACACTCTTACACAGCACAGGTTATCACAGATGCAGGACAGAAGACATCTCGCCAGGATGCCAAGGCCCATACCTTCGCACCTCTCTTTGGGGCTACAGGGTATGGCAGATCCAAGGCGGAGGCTGCATACTACAAACACTTTGTTGAGAAGTACGAGGGCATAGCTGCGTGGCACAAGAAGCTAGGTGATGAGGCATTGCGCTTTATGAAGATAACTAATGTGTCAGGCAGGCAGTATGCTTTCCCTGATGTAAGACGCAGGGACAATGGTATGCCAAGTCACTTTACCATGATAAAGAACTATCCGGTGCAAGGCTTTGCTACTGGTGATGTTGTACCTGTAGTACTTAACAGACTTCACGAATTGTTACAGCCTTTACATTCTTGCGTTGTTAACTCAGTGCATGACAGTATGGTTGTTGATGTACACCCTGATGAAGAACGCGAAGTACTTGCTATCATTGACCAACTAAACACAGGTATCAATGATCTTGTCGAACAGACATACAACGTAACGATGAATGTACCTCTACTACTAGAAGCAAAAATCGGCCCCAACTGGCTTGACACAGTGGACGTATGAGGTATAACTAGGTACTCTTTGACTCTATGAAAAGGAAATAGAAATGAGCAATGAACTACAAATCGCTAATGACCGTGGACAATCTATGGCTGAGCTTATGGGTGTGTCGATGTCAGGTGGCGAAGCTACACCAAGTATCGCACGAGTAGGTATGCTACACTCACCTATCATGGGTGAGCTTGAAGTAGGTGGTAAGACTATCAAGACAGAGGTAGTACCTGTCGGTGCTTTCATCCTCACACGAGGTGATGATAAGATCTACAGCAACGGGGTAACAGTACGCATCTTTGCCCAGCGTCAACAGTGGCAGCGTTGGAATAGTGAAACAGAAGAGATGGAGAAGTCTGTCTTAGCTAACTCACTCAACGGTGACATGAAGGATAGCATTGGTGGCTTCAACCTTGGGCGTCCCTCTGGTTGGATTGATGACTTCAACGCATTGCCTGATGCAACCAAACAGATTATCCGTAGTGTTAAGCGTGTGAATATTTACTACGGTACACTGTCTCTAGACAACCCTATGAATGCTAAGGGTGAAGCACTTGATAGTGCTGACTACCAAGACGTACCCTTTATCATGGACGTTAAGAACCGTGACTCACTG